GTATTTGGTTCGCTGCCCTTGGTGTTAGCACGATGGCTTTTAATCTTAACGGCTTTAATTTTAACCAGTCCCTTCTTGATAGTCAGGGACGTGTGGTTCGTTCTTGGGCCGACATCCTTAACCAAGCGAACCTGGGATTTGAAGTCATGCACGAGCGCAACGCTCACAACTTCCCTCTGGACCTTGCTTCTGTTGAGGCAACTCCGGTGGCTCTATCCGCCCCTGTAGTAGGATAATCTCCGTCCGTTCATCAACTCCGTCAGCAAGGACAAGCTACCAGCTACGGAGATTGACGCATGAAGCTTGATCATGGAACGGGGGTCAAGCGCTTGGAGTTTAACTATGACTACTCAAGTCACCTACAAGTATCGCGGCGTTTCTTACACTAAAGTGGTAGTCCGTTAAAGCGGCATTGGGAGGTGCAAACCCTCCCTTACCTATTGGCATTGGCCCTTACGAGGATACCCTTTGCCGTCTAGACGGTGGGATAGACCACAACATATTGAACAAAAAATTTTCCAAACGTTTGGGAGCAAGTCTATTAACTTTACTCCTTAAAAATGGCACAACAAAATTCTAACGAGCCGTTGGCTGATCTTACTCAGCTAGGCCAATCTAACCTTACGGGTGATACCCGTGCCCTTTATCTTAAGCTATTCTCAGGCGAGATGTTTAAAGGGTTCCAGAATAATACGATCGCTCGTGATTTGGTGATGAAGCGGACTCTCCGTAATGGTAAGTCCCTGCAGTTCATCTACACCGGTCGCACCAAGAGCGAGTTCCACACGCCTGGTAACAGCATCCTTGGTAACTCGGATGGTGCACCGCCTGTGGCTGAGAAGACCATCACCGTTGACGACCTGCTGATTAGCTCGGCTTTCGTCTACGAGCTTGATGAGATTCTTGCTCATTACGACCTGCGTAGCGAGATCTCCCGTAAGATCGGCTATGCTCTGGCTGAGAAGTATGACCGTCTGATCTTCCGTGCTGTTGCACGTGGTGCTCGTGCTGCTAGCCCTGTGTCCGCTACCGGCTTCGTTGAGCCCGGCGGTACTCAAATCCGTGTGGGTTCTTCGACCAACGAATCTGACGCTTTCTCCTCCTCTGCTCTGGTGTCTGCTTTCTATGACGCCGCCGCTGCTATGGACGAAAAGGGTGTGTCTGGTGATGGCCGTGTTGCCGTCCTGAACCCCCGTCAGTACTATGAACTGATCCAAGCTGTTGGCACCAACGGTCTGGTGAACCGTGACGTTCAAGGTTCTGCTCTGCAGGGCGGTGACGGTATCATCGAGATCGCTGGTATTCGTATCTACAAGTCCATGAACATTCCGTTCCTGGGTAAGTACGGTACCAAGCATGGTGGCACCACCGGTCAAACCTCTCCTGGTAACCTTGGTTCCTTCATCGGTGAAGCTATTGAGGATGCTTCGACCGCACAAACTGGCATCAACAACGACTACGGTACCGCTACTGAGTTCGGTTCCAAGTCGGCTGGCCTCATCTTCCAACGTGAAGCTGCTGGTTGTGTTGAGACCATCGGTCCTCAGGTTCAAGTCACCAGCGGTGACACCTCCATCATCTACCAAGGTGATGTGATCGTGGGTCGTCTCGCCATGGGCGCTGACTACCTGAACCCCGCTGCTGCTGTTGAGCTGTACGTGGGTGCTACTGCACCTTCTGCATTCTGATCATTATTTAGATCCATACTTGGGGGAGCTTCGCGGCTCCCCTTTTTTTTATCTTTTTATAGGTAACTATGTCCTTTCCTACTTATGCTGTGTCCACCGAACTGGATGCTGTAAATCAAATACTTAGCTCAGTGGGACAGGCACCTGTCACCACACTAGATCTACAGAACCCTGAAGTATCTATTGTACTTAATACTCTTCGGGAAGTAAACCGTCAAGTCCAAGCTGAAGGTTGGATTTACAACACTGAACGTAAGTACGAATTTACTCCTGATAGTTCAACTAAACACATTGCTTATCCATCCAACGTTCTTCAACTCGATACCAACCGAGACTACCATCATGACAAGTATGATGTAGTTCGTAGGGACGGTAAACTCTATGACCGTAATAAGCATACCTTTGAATTTGAAGATACTGTTAAAGCTGATGTAGTTTGGTACTTTGATTTTACTGACGTACCACCTGCTATTCAAGCTTACATTACTGCCCGTGCTGCACGAATGTGTGCAGTCAAAATGGTAGGAGATCGTGAACTACAAGCACTCCTACAAGAACAAGAAATGATGACTCGTGCTGCAGCTATTGAGTATGACTGCAACCAAGGTGATTATTCGATGTTCGGTTTCCGTGATGGTGAGAACTATTACAACAGCTATCAACCTTTCCAAGCTTTGATGCGATGAGCACTATTACCCAAAGGATACCAAACCTTTTACTTGGCATTTCACAACAACCCGACAATCGTAAGTTTCCTGGGCAACTGCGGGATTCTGTTAATGCTTTTCCTGACTACGCTCTTGGCCTTTTGAAGCGTCCAGGTGGTCAATATGTGACCGAACTTTATGGAGCTAGTTCTTCAGGCAAATGGTTTTCTATCCTTAGGGATGCTCAAGAAAAGTACGTTGCACAATATGATGACAATACGTTCCGTGTTTGGAGTCTGCTTGATGGCAGTCCCCGACGTGTCGATATGGGTACCAATACTGGTGTACCCGGTACGTGCAATCAAACTAACTTTCAAACTGATCTAACTGCTTACAATACTGCTGTAGCAGACACTGTTGCTAAGCTAGCACTGCTCAACACTGCTCAAGCTACTTACGCTGAAACCTTAGCTGGTCAAGACGCTACAACTGAATCGCTGTTCGCTGTTAACTACAACTACCCTGTTGGACAGATTGAGCAGTACTTGTCCTCTGGTATTCTTGAGAATGCAGATGGAGTTTACACTGTTAAGAATGCAGATTCAGTAATTAGTGTTAGCTCTACACTTCCTGCTAATTATGCATTAGGAACTGAGCGAACGGATGAACATCCACTGCTGGCTTCTAATGGATATAAGGTTTACCAAGCTATCCTGACTGTTGCTGCTACTCATACAGCGGGTGATCTAGCTACTGCGTTAGCAGCAATGAACACCGCTCAAACTAACTACGACAACGCTGTAACTGCTGAAGGTACTGCTAAAACAAACTACGATGCAGAAGTAACTAACTGTGTTATCTCTGCCACTCCTTCCAACGGTTACCTGTATGGTGCTACCGCTGATGACATTGAGCTACTCACGCTTAATGACTACACCTTTGTTCTAAATAAAGCGAAGACTGTAGCACTTAAAACAACTACGTCTGCTGCTAAACCTCACGAAGCTTTTGTCGTTATTAAAGTAGTTGGTACTGGTCATTATAAAATCTTTCTTGATGGTACTGTTCGTGGCACCTATAATGCTGGTAGTGGTGGTGATGTAGATCAAATTGTTAATGACCTTGTTGCTGATATTAACGGTAACACTTTTGGCGGTACTACTTACACTGCAGTAGCTGTTGGTCCTGGTCTTTATATCAGTGCAGACAACGCTTTTACCATTTCTGTGGTTGGTGCTGCATCTGAAGACTCTATGTTTGTCTTCCAAGAGTCTACTCCTACTGTTGCTGATCTTCCTATCCAATGTAAGGATGGGTATGTTGTTAAAGTTGTCAACAGCATCGACATTGATGTTGATGACATGTATGTTAAGTTCGTAGCAGATAACTCGGCTACCTACGGAACTGGTGTTTGGGAAGAGACTATTGCTCCTGGTATTAAATACGAGTTTGATGAGCTAACTCTTCCACATCAATTGGTAAGACAAGCTGACGGTTCATTTACCTATGGTCCTGTTACTTGGGAAGATAGGCTTGTTGGTGATCTCACTACCAACCCTGATCCTAGCTTTGTGGGTCAAAAGATTAACAACTTGTTCTTCTATCGTAACCGGCTTGGCTTCCTTTCTAACGAAGCTGTTGTGTTGAGTAGAGCTGGTGATTACTTTAACTTCTGGGTAACTACGGCACTTACTGTCACTGACGATGATCCGATCGACATTACCGCATCTTCTGTGCGACCTGTCAATCACCGATACGTTCGTCCTACTAGTGTTGGTCTTGTGCTGTTCAGCGATACTGAGCAGTTTATCCTGTCTACTGACGCTGACATTCTAAGTCCGAAGACGGCTAAGATTAACGAGTTGTCAAGTTATGAGTGTGATCCTGTAGTCGAAGCTGTAGCACTAGGCACTAGCCTAGCGTTTGTATCTAAGACTCCACTGTTCACTCACCTGTTTGAACTGTCTGAAATTAGTGATGACAGACCGCCAACAATGAATGAGCAGACAAAGATTGTACCAGAACTGATTCCTGAGTCAATCACTTCTATGATTGCATCACCTGCTATCTCACTTGTCTCACTAGGCACTGCTGGTTCTAGTACTATCTACCAATATAAGTTCTTAGAACAAGGTCAAGGTAGAGCATCTGCTTGGTATAAATGGGAGCTGACTGGTCAACTATTAGATCAATTCTTTGATGCTAACACCTACTACGCTACTGTTAAAGACGGTAATAATGTATTTGTTCAGTCTTACGACCTAACGCAAGCAAATGAAGAAGGTTTCTTGACCTTACCTACAGGTGAAAAGACTGACATTTGTCTTGATAATTGGTCTATTAACCCGTACCGGACGTACACATCTAGCACCGATAAAACTCGTATCTTCCTTCCTTACGAACACATCAGCGGTAAGACGTTCTCTGTAATGGCTCTAGGAGGCTACATAGGGGATGCTGCAGCTGCTTCTAGTGAATCGGTAGGGGCAGTACTTTACCCCACCGTACAGGGGACTGCAGGTGCCTATTACGTGGATATTGATGGAGACTATCGTGGGCGGGATCTGATCATTGGTTACATCTACACGATGACTGTTGAACTTCCTAAGTTCTTTGTAACTAAATCTGAAGGTCAATCGGCTGTATCTGATTTCACTTCTGATCTTATTATCCATCGACTTAAGGTTTCAACTGGTCTTAGCGGTCCTGTTAAATATCAAGTGACTATTACAGGTAGACCTGAATGGGATCAAACCATTGAGGCTACTGCTCCTAATAGTTACGACCTTAATAGCGTTAACATGTCTGCTGATGCTATTCACACCGTCCCTATCTACCAACGTAACGAGAACCTCACCTTCAAAGTCATTGGTGATACTCCGTTCCCAGTTAGTCTGTTGAGTTTGAATTGGGAAGGTAAATATAACACTGGTTTCTATAGACGCTAATGACTGCATCCACCCGTGGTTTCACCTTTAGACCAGCTACCATTAATGACGTATTAGAACTAACCAGTCAAATGCTACCGAGAGGGTTGCAGGACTTTGAAAGGATTGGACAACATCCGGTCCTTTCATTAGCTATGTACATCCATGAAGACGACTCCTATCTTTTCTACGGACCTGATGGTAGTCTTTATGGTGCATACGGAGTCAGTGAAGACAACAGCTTTTGGGTACAAATGACTTATAAAGTCAAACAAAACCCAAGAACAGCAGTTAGGTTCGGTAAGGCGTTAATGGAACATATAAACCGTCCTTATCTTTGGACGACTATTGATATTGAAAATACATCACTTATTAACTTTGTGAGGTATTTAGGTTTTAAGGTACTACGGGTATTCCCGGATGGACCTGATAATGTTTACTCTATAGAGATTGTACGATTATGGTAGTACTAAATCCCGTATCAGCCGTGTTGGGCGTTGCTCAACTTGGCATGGGAATTGCTGGAGCTTTTGGTGACCAGCAAAAACATGCTGATAAAGTAGCACAGGCAACGTTTTCTAATACAATGTCGCGTCGAAAGACGCAGATGATGAATGAATATCGTCAACGTGCATACGGTCGGCAGGTTGACTTTGCCAAGATGCAGCAGGAGTTTAATGCTGATGCTGCTAGCCGTGCTTTTGTATCTGAACAAATTAGATTCAATGAGCAAATGGCTCAGTTTGCCTTTAACAACATTAACTTTCAAAAAAGTTTAAATGAACAAATAGGTAGATCAGCAGCTAGCGAACGTTACGGTAAAAGTGCACAACGCATGGCAGCAGTTGAAACCCTTGGTCAATACGGACGTAACCAAGCTATTCTAGCTAAAAGTTTAGCCAGTGCTTCTCGTCAATCTGAAGCTAATCTAGAGCAAATCAGCCGTCAGCACTTACAAGCTGATTATCAAGTGTACGGTTCAATTATGGAAGGACCGTTGATGGAGATGGCTGAGCCTATGTATCAACCTGGAGCTGGGCCTAACATGGCGCTGTCTATTGGCGGTGCTGCGCTTGGTGCAACTCAATCATTCTTTGCCGGATCAAAGACTTATTCTGGCGGTAACCTTGTTGACTTTATGTAACTAAAATGGCTATTGATCCTATTCAGTTTCAGGGGTTTACCGAACGCCAAGGCTTCGATCCTATTAAACTTCCTGATCCTAACCCTTTCCTACGGGAAAATCTTGGTGCTATTGACTCTAGCCTTAGAAATCTAGAGCAGGGTAACCTTGCTAATATGAAAGCTAAAGCTGATGCCTACAGCCGTGACCTTGCACAGCTTTCTGAATTCTCCCAAACCCTGACTAGTTTCTTAGGTCAAGCAGCGCAGATCTACGACAAAAAAGAAGAAGCAGCTGCTAATGCTTTATACTATGAAGACTTGGCTTCCCAAGAAAATGAAATTGCTATTCTTGATGAAGGTGAACGTATTCTTCAAGAAGGTGATGGTGTTACTTCTAAAGCGGCTGTAGCAGCTAACCGTAACGGTGCTCCGTACAGTGTTAGCAAGCGTATAGCTGAGCTTGGTGGTCTTAAAGGTCATTACTATCGCGTCAAGGCTACTCAAGACATCGCTTCTAAATACGGTGACTTTTATGATGAAGCCCGCCGTAATGATAACCGAGAGATTACTTTTGGCCCTAACGGTCAATACAAAGTTAATATTAATGAATCATACCCTACTGAAGTCGAAGAATCTGCTATTCGTGCATACCTGCGGGAACAGTATCTAGAGCAGTTCTCCGGTATTAGCCGGGGAATGATTGCTAAGTACGCTTTTCCCACTATGCGTAAAGTAGACGAAAGCCGTGCTACTGTTAATGCAGATCGCATTGCTCTTCGTGATTCTGAACGTGAGCGGTATGAAGCTATGGAAGTTTTCCAGCAAACTGCTGATTCAGATCCTGGAGCCTTGCAAAAGCTGTTAGACACTATTTCACGTACTGTTGTACAAGATCGTAACGGTAAGGTTGTTAGTCTTCAATATGGAGGTGCTTGGAAGCAACTTCAAAACCAACTACTTGAACTAGCTGTAGCTGGTCAATATATTAATCTTGAAGGTTTGATTGGTGATCAGGTCAACCCTGACACCGGTAAGAAGTACATGGAAGATCCAATGTACTCTACTAAAATCAAAGCAATTGACGTTGAAATTAGAAAAGCTGAATCTGGTGCTTACAAAGAAAGCCAGGTTAATGGTCAAGTGCAGTTCCAAAAAACTCTTGATGAGATGATTGGATCTTTGCCTGAGATTCCGACCGATAGCGATTATGAAGCAGTTTACGATGCTGCAGATAAAGTAGCTAAAGACTACAATATTGAACCTGATTTTTCTAAACTTAATCATCACCGTACAAACTACGGTCAATCGGCTCTTCAAGTCAAACATAAGATGCAAATCTATAAGCAACAGCAACAAGCTGGTTTGCTAGATCCTGCAGACATTTTGTTGGAACCGCCTGAGATCCAAAAAGAATTTCTTGAAATAGCTCAAGCTCAAAAAGAGTTGCGTGAAAATATCAATGGATTCAAAAGTATTGACATTCAACTTAAAGCACTAATCACTAACAACGACCGCATTAAAGCAGTCCCTGGTCAAACAGGTGCTACTGGCGGTATGTCTGCACCAATGCTTGAGCACGTCACAGCTCTACATAGACAACGTACTAATGAGTTGATGGGTACTGAAGAATATAACAGCAGACCTAATGCTGCTTCTTTAGTTGCTTATCAAGAACTTGAAAAAGAAGTACTTGCTGGCAGAGAAAACAGCGGTAGTATTTACTACATTGATGAAAATGGTTATTCAAACTTTTTACGAGAAAAGGTAGGACTTAACCCAGCAATCAAAGCAAACCAACGGCTGCAACGTATCAATAGGTTGGCTCAAACTGAAGGTAAAGCTGTTTTAGACAACGAAAAGTCTTTGTCCACTTTACTTGACCGTGAAACCCTTACTAAAGCTGCTCAAGGATGGGGAAGACCTGGATTCAGAATGGACCCTGCCATTTCGTATCTTGCTAAAAAACTAGGACTTTCTGAACTAAATGTCATCCATCGAGCACGTGATACTTTTAATATGACTGAATTACCTGCTTTAGTTGAGTTCGCTGCTAAATCTGAAAATGCTAGTGCTGATTTAAGGCTTGCATTGTCACGTATTGCAAATGGTGCTATTAGTAAGAATCAATTGCGTCGCGTTAGCAGTACTATTGATTTGCCTGTTAGACAAACATTTGCTGCGGCTCAATCTGCTAAAGGTGTCCTTGGTCCTATCAATTCACCTAATCATCCCTTCTTTGTGTCGATTGGTGTAAATGAAGGTACTCGTACTGCTAATGGTGGTTACACTAAAAACTACTATGGACATACCGACCCTGGTGATGGGCACAATAATCGTGGCACTGTAAGCGGTGGTCGCGGTAACAACAACACGCCTGAACAAGTTGATAAAAACTGGATGCGTTTGTTGTCTCAAACACAAATTAAATACGATCATCAGGTAAGCAGGTATGCATCGCCTGGCACTGCTCTCTACAATCAAATCATGTTTAACATTGTAGATCTCCGTGTTCAAGCTCCTGAAGCTGTGCCTGATTTTGTCAAACGTATTCCTCAAATTATTGCTGAAGGTGCAACACCTAAAGTGATTGGTAGGTTGCGTGCTGAATCATTTATTAATCCTCGGACTGGACGGCTTGAAGCTTCTGGTTTTAACAACAATATGCAACGATTACAAGCAGACCAGACTCGCCGTGCTGGCAACTTTGGAGGTTCATGATGTATCAAGACTTTTACGAAGAAGATACAAAAGCAAAAGACAATAGTCCGTTTACTGCTGATCATAAAAAGATGCTAGCAGATGATGAGACCAGGCTTGCTGAACTTCCTACTACAGCCGAAGAAGAACAACCAGAAGCTGCACCTCAAGCAGCTCAACCTACTAAAGCTGAACCTGAAGAACCTAAGGAACAAAGCTTTCCCTGGGAAGCAGGTTATGACTTGGGAGATGCAGCACGTAACTTTGCTGAAGTATCTCTTGCTGCTCCTACTTCTCTTGTTGATTTTGGTACTGACGTTCTTAATATGATCCCAGGAGTTGATATTCCTGAGATTCCTGAGTTTAAAAATGAGGTAGTCCAAGGTGGACGTGAGTTAGCTTCCATTGTTCTTCCTAACTTTATCGGTGTTGGTGCAGCAACTAGAGGTATCCAAGCACTAATGAAGGGGTCTCAGTTTGCTAGTAAAGCTGCCAAACTGGGTACCACACAAAAGACTATTGTCAAACTAACTGGTGAAGCTGCATTGGCAGCTGGTGTCGGTGCAGGTGTTGACGCCATTAGTCGTACTAGCGAAGACCACAACGCTCTTGGTCAACTCAAGGAAAAGTTTCCACAGCACATGCAGTGGATCCCTGATAACATTGCTACTTTAAGTTCTGATGATTCTAACACTAAACGTGTTAAGAACGTACTTGAAGGGATTGGCCTTGGTTTGTTTGCTGACTTACTGCTAGGTGCTGCTAAGGTTTTTAGATCTGCAGCCAAGGTTCGTAAGTACATCCCAGAAAATGAGATGGCAGATCCTTGGAAAGATGTTGAAAAGGTTCAGCCTGCTACTGCAGAAGAAGCAGTCATCAACTCAGCTAATGCTCGTGAAAAAGGTTTGGATGAGCTTGGTGCTGTCAATGCCTACATCAAGAATATGGATGACGATCTAGACACTCCGGTGTTTGGCGGTGAAGACGTATTTAATCTCGATGAGTCTGGTATTCGTTCTGCAGATAATGCTGGTGTTCTAGGTGCTGCTGTTGACCAAGTTGCTGCTACTAAAAACCTTGAGGGTCCTTATAGTCGCCTTGGTTCTGTTGCAACTGAAGGTGCTATTAAATACGGTTTGAATGCAGCAGACATGACTAAGCGTACCTTGGTCAAAATGATTGCAGATCAAATCAAAAAAGCTGGTAAGTACAGTGCAGAACTTGCTAGCGGACGTAAAGTAACCTTTGAAGAGATTGATGAAGCTGGTACTCGTCTGGCTGAAATCATGATGGATCCTCGTATGGATTCTGGATTCCTTAAAGCTACTCTTGATGAGTTTAAGGATGAGTATAATAAACTTGGTGAAAAAGTACAAGCCCTGGGGGATGTTGGTTACAACGCCACTATGAAGACTATCAAAGGTCTGCTAGATGAGTATCTAAATATGGATACTCTTAAAGCTCAAGCTTACATGACTACTTCTATGGGTGGTCAAGTTGCTGACCTGGCTGAAGGTGCTCGCCTTATGGAAGGCACTGATGCTGTAGCACGTGCTCAAGAACAGATCCTTGATCGTGTTGAGTATCTAATGGTTGAGAAAGGTTTGGCTGCTCATCTAAAGGGTCAGTCTCTTAACTTTCTTAACACTTGGAAGCGTCTGCGTAATGATCCTAAAGGATTGCGTGCAGCAGCTCAAGCTACTAAAGATGCTACCGATGATCGTCTTGCTGAAATTGTTGACAGTGCTAAAACCTTTAGGCAGTCAATGACTACGATTTCTAAAGAACGTCCTGAGTTCCTGTCACCGCTTACCCATGCTTATGAGTATACAGATGGTGACATCAATACTTTGGCTAAATTGCATGAATTTGCAAGCCAAAGTTTGGATCGTATTGATAAGGCATTCTTCGACAACAAACCTGAGATCCCTAATCAGATCGTTCAGGGTGCTTGGGCAAACATCTATAACTCTGTGTTGACCAGTTTTGGTACGCCTTTGCGTGCTGCTCTAGGTAACTCTGTGTTGATGCTCACAAAACCTATTTCTGTGACTGCCGGAGCTGCTGCCTTTGGAGACACCAAAACACTTCAACGTGGTTGGTACCAATACTCTGCCTTTATGGATACGTTCCAGAAGGGATTTAAGCACATGGGTGATGTCTTTAAAAAAGCATCGACTGATCCTAACTCTGTCGGTTACATCATGCGTGATGACCTTGTAGTTAAAAACGAACAGACGATGGAAACTCTCCGTGAGTATGCCTTAGCTGCTGAGAAAGGTGGTGAGTCTGGTCCTTTAGCTTTGTATCACATGGCTGAGACGTTGCAAGACATTGGTAACAATCCTTTTCTAAGGTTTGGTGCTAATGCCATGACGGCTCTTGACGGCTTTACTCGTGCTGTTATTGCTAATGCAGAAGCACGTGGTCGTGCCTTTGATCAATTCCAAAAGAGTGGTAAAACACTAACTGGTGATGAACTAAAGCGTATTTCAGATAACCTGTACAACGATATGTTTGACAGGACTGGGATGATTACTGATGAAGCAGTTGAGTACGCTAGTCGTGAAATTGCTTTGAACCTGGATAATCCTTTAGTTAAATCTATCAGCGGTTTTATTGAGCGTAATAAGTTTATGAAACCCTTCCTGATGTTCCCAAGAACGTCAGCAAACATGATTACAATGACTAACAAGTTTAGTCCAATTTCATTGTTTTTGGAGGATTATAATAAACTGGCATTGCCTGGTCAACGCTTCACTGCTGATGACAAAGTTCGGATTCTTCAAAGCAAAGGTCTTCCTGTAACTGAAGAAGCTTTTAACAACTTGCGTGCTGAGATTCGTGGACGTAAAGCTATTGGCACTGCAACCATTATGGGTGCTGCTTGGTTGTTCATGAACGATCGGTTGCACGGTAATGGTCACTTTGACAAAGAGCGTCAACGTGTACGTCGTCAACTTAACTGGCAACCTCGCAGCTATAAAGGTTGGGACGGTAAATGGTACAGCTATGATGGTCTTGGACCTATAGCTGATTTCTTGGCATTGACTGCTGACATGATGGATAATTTTGATTCTGTCACAGACAATGATTTGGAAACTAGTTTGAATAAGATGGGATTCTTGTTGTCAGCTAACCTGACTAACAAGTCTATGCTTGCCGGTCTTGAGCCAATGAACGACGTGCTGTCTGGTAATCCTTTAGCTATGAATCGTTGGGCATCTAACTTTGCAAGCTCTTTGGTACCTCTATCTGGTTTCCGTAATGAACTTGGTAAAGTCATTGCTCCTCAACTGCGTGAACTTGATCAAGAGTTCTTCCAGCTGCTGCGTAACCGTAACAAGTATTTGGATGTTGTAGATCCCCAAGGCGCACTTCCTAACGCTTATGATTGGATTGATGGAGAACCGATCGGCTTTACTGAAAACTTCTTTACTAGGGGTTGGAACGCTATCATGCCGATGAAGGTATCCGACAGCATTACGGCTGAACGTCAATTCTTAATTGATATTGAGTTTGATTCCCGTCCTACTTTCCAGACTAACGGTAAGGGTATTAAATACACCCCCAAAGAACGGTCTGAATTGTTTAGTGAAATGGGCAGACAAAAATACTTCAAGAGACAAGTTCAGCGGATTATGAAATCTACTACAGCCAAAGAGTGGCGTAAGGCTCTTAATGAGCAGCGTCAAAGCGGTCGTCCTGTTCGGGCTGAACTATGGGATGATGTCTATAATCAGCTTGATCGTGCTCTTCGCACTGCTAAAAAAATGGCAGAAGTTAGGCTCAGTAACTATCAAGAGATTCGTCGTCGTCAATTTGAAACTAAAGCTGGTGAAGTTCAACAACGGCGTGGTGAAACACCGACGTTCCCACTTACTAACAAATAATCCACCCATTCCAACAACAACTTAGCGAATGGCCTATCCCGAAAATACTTACACTGGGAATGGTTCAACCACCAACTATTCTCTTACATTTGAATACCTTGAAGAAACGGACATTAAGGTAAGCCTTGATGGCGTCACTACAACTGCATATTCTCTTGCCAACGCTACAACTGTTTCGTTTAATGCTGCACCGGCTAACGGTGTAGCGATCCGTATTTACCGTGAGACAGATGTATCTAGTGCACAAGCTACGTTCTTTGCAGGTTCTGCTATCCGTGCACAAGATCTAAACAACAACACTTTGCAGACGCTGTATGCGGTACAGGAAGCTACGGAGAATGCAGCGTTAGCTCCTACTGCTATTTCAACTGCTAATACGGCTAAGACCACTGCAGATGCAGCGGCAGTAGATGCGGCAGCCGCTTTGACTGCTGCGTCTAATGCTGTGGCGTTTACGCCTTATGCAAACGTTGCTGCTATTCCTGGGTCTCCGTCTGATGGGGATTACATTGAAGTACTTGATGCTACTGGCATTGAGTCCTTTAGTCCTCTTACAGGTGTGCCTGCTGGATTTGTAGGAGATTCTGGTCTTGCTGTACGTCTTCAGTACACGACTAGTGGTTCTACTTGGAACTGGGTTAACTACATTGCTAATGATGCAGAGAATCGGTATCTTAAGGAGATTGCAGATGATGCGGTAACTGGCGCTAAGCTGGCTGATGGTGCTGCTGTTAAAGGTGTCGCTGTTGACCAGACTAGTTACGCTGGTACCAGTCCTATCACTGTTAGTGAACCCACTACTGATAACAAACAGATTGACATTGCTAGCACTAGTAATGCTTATGGTGTCCGTCATGTATCTGCTTCTCTTCCTACTTCT